CACCCCCCGGCATTTCGAATTCCTTGGTGGCGCTCGTCGCGGCGGACTCGCCGTCGCTCAGGTCCCAAAAATTATCACCCATTACACTTCCTCCTTCTGTTGCTGCTGTTGCTTAGGCTTGCTGGCGGGGCGCGCCTTTGGTTTGGCGGCTTCTTCCATCCATGGAGCGAACGGGTTTTCGCCGCGCACGATGGGGAGGTCCTCTTCGATGCCGATGCGATTTTTCGTGACCGCTATGGGAGTCAGGTAGGTAACCAGCACCCGGTCGCCGGTCGCGACGGCGCGCTTCTTGTCGCCTTCGCCGACAACGGCTGTGGCCTGCTTTATGAAGCCGACAATATCGACACTGTCGACATACGGCGCCATGGACTTCCCATGCAGGCGCAGGGAGTACTGTGTGTAGCCCTCGCTGTCGGGCGGATCGACCCGCGTGACGTCGCTGTGTGCGATGAAGACCACGTTCATGCCCCGGCGGCGCATGATCTCCGAGGCCTTTCGAACGCGTGCGTGCATGATCGCAACCGCGTCCCGGCCTGCACCGTAGCCGCCCATCGCTGTCTGAATTGACTTGGCTTTCGGATCGTTGCGAAGCACGTCGTCAGCAAACAGGCCCTCCAGGCCGGTCACGCTGTCGATGATAACGGTCTTGAAGTCATGCTCCTCTGTGGTCAGCGCGAGGAGCTGGTCCCAAAGTTTCTTGACGCTGTCGGTTTCGCCGATGGAGACAGGGCGCTGGTGTTCCGGCAGGTCTCGCGGCACCTTTTCGCCCTGGGTCTGGATGAGATACACAGGCTCCGGAAACGTCGAGGCGAGGCTCGTCTTTCCTGTGCCGGGAGTCCCGCAGATGGTGATCACGAGGGGCTCGTGCGACGCAGTCGTCGCTTCGTTGAGTATAGACATCAGATTCTTGCTCCTTTTTCTCTTCTCTGATCAGTTGACGCTACAGCGTGCGTAAACTACGGTCAAGCGTACTTGAAACAAATTATTCTCAAAACAGGATATTCGACATCATGATGACGCTGGAGCAGATTGTATTTGAACTTCAGGACAGGCGGGCATCTGTGGTTGCCAGGTCCACGGGGCTGCGCGTTGCCACGGTCACGGACGTTCGCGAGCGGCGGATCACCAACCCTGCATATGACACTGTCAGGCGCCTGTCTGATTACCTGACGGCGCATGTCGTGGAGGGGGAGTGATGGTTGGGGGCGAGACCGTGGCGAAAGATAGTCAGAGTGGCGATGCGCCGATCCATGCGCGAGACATGTGGGAAGCGGGCCTTCGGGTCTTCCCGCTATACTCGTTCCTGTCTGCCAGGGGCGAGGCGCGCTGTCTCTGTGGGTGGCCTGAGTGCAAGGCGCCGGGGAAACATCCGGTCGCTTCGAACTGGCAGCACACGCCTCTTTGGGATGAGGAGCAGGTCAACACGATGGTCGAGGTCGGGCAGTTCGGCTCAGGCTACGGTATTGTCTGCCGCGGCCTGCTGGTGATCGACATCGACGCGCGTAACGGGGGTCTGAGGTCTTTCGAGGCGCTGTCCGCGCGCTGCCCTGAAATCGCGGGCGCGGGCATGATTGTGATGACAGGATCGGGCGGCGGTTCGCGGCACCTGTATTTCAAGGCGCCCGAGGGCGTCTCCCTGTTGCAGCACACGGCTGAGTACCCAGGCCTGGACTTCAAATCATCCGGTTACGTGGTCGGCCCCGGCTCGCGTCACGCGTCGGGGGGCCTGTACACGCTGGCTTACGGATCGCCGAACGATATTGAGGAGGCGCCTCAGTCGCTGGTCGACGTGCTTCGCCGGCCGGAACGTCACAGGGCCGACTATGACGGACGTTCTGTGGACGTCTCGCAGGCCGAGCTTCAGTCGATGCTCACCCACATACCCAACGGCGCGGACACAGATTACGAGGTCTGGATCCGGGTCGGGATGTCGGTCCACCATGCGACCGGCGGGACAGGCTATGATCTCTGGCACGACTGGTCCGCCGGCGGACCAAAGCATGACGACCGGATCATGGAAAACAAATGGCACAGCTTCGGGCGTTCAGCGAATCCGGTGACGCTCGGAACGCTGGTGCATCACGCCGAGGAGGGCGGGTGGCAGATGCCTGTTTCCTTCGTGCCAGAGATTGATTTCGGCGAAGTCGATGTTGTCCGGGATCGGTCGCCCAGGCGCCGGAGGGACGACCTGCCTTTTGACATTTCCGGCGTTGATCTGACCTGTCCTCCCGGTTATGTGGGCGAGGTCGCCGACTGGATCGAGTCCCAGTCGCGCAGGCCGCGCAGGCGGCTGGCGGTTGCTGCGTCGCTTTCGGCGATCGGGAATATAGCGGGCCTGCGCTACACCGACGATCTCGACGGCGTGACGTGCAACCTCTTCATTTTCTGCGTTGCCGGCTCGCGGACGGGGAAGGAGGCCATCCAGCAGGCTGTATCGGAGATACACAGGGTCGCTGGCTGCGCGCCTGCAACGCATGGAGCGATCAAGTCGGAACAGGAGATCGTCAAGAACCTGACCCGGCATCAGGCGTCGTTCTACATCATCGACGAGATCGGGATATTCCTGCAAAAGATTCGCAACGCCCAGATGCGCGGCGGCGCAATCTATCTCGATGGGGTCATCGGCATCCTGATGTCAGCCTACTCGAAGGCAGACGGGTTCATGCTCCTGACCGGCGACATGAAGGACGAGATCAGGACGCACCTGCTGCGCGAGCTCGCGGGGGTCCGCAGGAAGATGGAAGAGGAAGGCGGGTCATCCGGCATGGAGGCCCGCGCGCAGCATCTGGAGACAGCGCTTGGCGCGCTCGACAATGGACTGGAGCGGCCGCTCCTCTCGCTACTGGGGTTCACGACGCCCGTGACATTCGACGACCTGGTGGATTACCAGTCGGCGACGAACGGATTTATCGGTCGCTCACTGATTTTCCAGGAGCGGGACACGGCGCCCCGGTCGAAGACGGGCTTCACGCGCCGCAGGATGACGCCCCAAATGGCGGCAACGCTGGCGCAAATCTACAACGCCGGCGAGTACGACATGAGCCCGGCCGGCGCGCGGGTCGAATATTACGGAAGCAGGACGCAGGTTCCCACCGACGCCAAGGCCTCCCAGATGCTCGCTGAAGCCCTTGAGTGGTTCGAGGACCAGGCCATCGCCCATAAGGCAAAGACTGGCCTGGAGGCGCTTTACCTGGGAGCCTACGAGATTGTTTCGAAGGTTGCCCTGATCCTGTCGATTCCCGAGGGACGCAGGACGGTCGAACATGTCCGCTGGGCGTTCGCCCTGATCCGGCAGGACATCGAGAGCAAGGCGCGGCTCGTCGTGATGAATGACAGCGCGAAGTCGGCGCCCAGGACCGCGCTCGCGGCGCGGCTCGCAAACCTGATCGAGGGGGAGGGGGAAACCATCGGGGTGATTTTCAACCGTTGCAGGTCGTACAAACGGGAGGATGTCCAAAAGTGCCTTGACGAAATGGTCTCGGCAGACTTAGCCTCGAAAACTGAAGTCCCGGGCGCCAAAGGGCAGAAGGTGACAGCGATTTACCGGCTGGCCGATACAAATAGCTAACAAATAGCTAACAAATAGTCAAGAAATACACCGGAAAGTCCCCGTAAACACTAACAAATATACAAATAGTAGAAATAGTGGGGCGCTCCCAGAAGCGCCCCATTTTTTTTAAGGGAAAAGAGTGTATTACTATTTGTACTATTTCTACTATTTGTTAGTAGAATAAGGAGATCCAAGAAATAGCGATTACTATTTCTTGCTATTTGTTGCGAGGCGTTTTTAGCGGGCCGGGGAATTATTTTTATTCGGTAGGGGATTGCGGAACTTATGCGGTGGGGGCATAGGTGGTCTGTCACGCGAAGGGGCTGAAAATGACCGAACCGAAAACACGCCCTGACCTCTGGTCAGACGCAGAGATTAAAATCATCCGCACCGGTTGGGCGAATGGCCTGACCTGTCGGGAAATCTCCAGTCTCCTCCCGCGACATTCGCGTTGTGCCGTGGCCGCCAAGGCTGCCCGCCTTGGTCTCAGCGCGCGAGGGCCATCAAATTATGGAGTGCGGACCCTGATTCGCGGCGTGTCGCTTACCGGGCCTTCGTGGTCGCATCCTGAGCGGGTGCGCGCATGATGCGCACCATCATCGAGGACCTCGAAGAGCAGGTTGAGCATTGGCGCCAGCGCGCTGAGGCCGCTGAGGGCGCGCTACGCGGCGGTCAGTGGGAAACGCCTGTGCCTCCCCTGTCGCTTTACAAAACCCGCGTCCTGCGCATCCTGGCGAAACGTGACGCCACTGGCACGCAGCTCGTCGATTCGATGTCTGCCGACTACGGGCTTACCACCAACAATGCCC